TAACAAAATTAATCGCCGTTCCTTTGCGCCCCCATCGCCCAGACCTCCCAATCCTATGAAGATAATTATAGACACATTTGGGCAAATCAAAATTTAAAACCGTTCGCACATTCTGAACGTCGATTCCACGGGAAGTGACATTTGATGAAATCAGCACACGATGTTTTCCTGCTTTAAACTCCATATACGCCTCATCGCGCTTTACCTTATCCATATTGCTGTGAATACAACATACAGGAAACCCGTCATTAATCATTGCCTCCGTTAGATCCATCACACGTTTAATGCTATTACAATAAATAATACACTGCGACATTGAGATAATATTGAAAATATCCTTTAATGTGGCATATTTTTGCGAGTCATCATTTAGCGCCACGTGATACTGCTTAATTCCCTCCAACGTCAACAACTCCGACTTTACCAATATTCGCACCGGATTTCGCATAAATTTATCCGTAAGCGCCTGTAACTCATTTGGCAAAGTAGCGCTAAATAATCCAACCTGAACATTTGAATTCAAAAATTGGAAAATATTGTAAATCTGGTCCTTGAACCCAATAGACAACATTTCATCTGCTTCATCCAGGATAAGCATATTAATATCTTTGGCAACAATATTATTACGGCGCATCATATCATATACACGACCAGGGCATCCAATAATTATATGCGGAACTATTGACTTTAATTGAAAGGCATCCTCATCCGTAGATGTTCCACCAATCAATACGTGATAACGAATATCTTTATTAATTACCCCAATCCCGGAAATAACACCGTGAATCTGTTTTGCCAATTCTCTGGTTGGCGCCAAAATCATTGCTTGTGTCTTGTTTACTTTCGGATCTACATTTTGTAGAGCACCAATCGTAAAAACGCCCGTTTTCCCGGTTCCTGATTGCGCCTGAGCAATAATATCGCGCTTGTCAAACATCGTAAGAAGCGCCTTTTGTTGAATTACACTAGGTGTATCAAAACCATAAGCATAAATTCCGCGCATAATATCCTCATTGATGATTCCCTCGAGGTCTTCCCATTTGTCGAACTCTTTGGGAGTATACTCTACGACGTCGCCGCTTTCCACGGGCGTTTCCACGATGTCATTCGAAGGAATATCAACGCCATTGTTGGCCGTGGTCGACATATTCAAACCGTCACCTTCATTCTCCTTGACTCTTGAAATTATTCTGTTATTTTTTCTATTATCATATCTAGGGTTAGGGTTATTATCACGATTGCTAAACTGCGGGGGATGACCTTTATCGCCGTCCTCAGCATTTTTATATCTATTATTATATCTATTGCGATTCGATGGGGGATACTTTCCGGACATTCTATATTATATATTCAGATACATTTAAGTATTTATCAAATAAACATTTTATATGTAGATTTATATGTAGATTTATAAATATTTATTTGGATTGTGCTATATTATTTGTTATAGTTGACAGTTCAAGGTCATCAATATCATTGAAATTATACTCTTGAAAATATTGTTTATTTCTAGTATTTTCATTAACTCCGGCATTAACATCACCACGGGTAGCCTTTACTCTCATAAACCAATCTAATGACTGTATTGCGTAATGATTAAGATGTAAAGCCGAATTTTCAATTATATTTTCATTTATTTCAGTGAAATCATTTATTTCGTGAATATGATTACTTTTCGAAATATATGATGTTAAATATCTTTTATTTAGTGTTTTTGAATGATGAACTCCGATTTTTACTAAATATTTTGTTCTGACAATCGTTTTACTAAATATATATTTTACTTTACCTTTGTATATAAAAGATCTAAATTTATTATTTTTATCATTGTTGTTATTAATTCGCTTTGTAAAAGCAGAAATTACACTACTCGGTTGTTCTTTATCAATAGTATCAAAACCATTTGAACCAAACATTTTCCACGGAATAAATACCTGCGAGAAATTATTATGAACTTTACTTAAAAAGTCTTTAATAGAACTACAATATTTTCTACCATATATAAATTCATCCAAGTCGCATACTATAACCCATTCATAACGTCTACATTTATTTAGAAAATGTTTATTATATAGTTCTTCTTGAGCATATTTCTTGGCGTCTTTTACTAAATCTACTTTACCTGCTGCTATATATGGTTCTAAAATGGAATAATATTCATCTGTGCTACCATTATCTAGAAGAAAAAACTTATCGACACCTTGATTTAAATAATGATCTATCCACTCTTTAAAAATGTGAGATTCATTTTTAAAAATAGCTATTAAGCATAATGTTGTTGGCATTTTTGTCTATATATTATAATATATATATTATATATAAAATATGGAAACTAGAAATGTTTATTTATACTGGACTGGAAAAGAATATTCACTTATTTCACTATTGCGAAAAATAATATATTTACATTCCACAAATAAAAAAGGTTATAAGGTAAATTTGATTAAACATAACAACATAACAAAATATATAAAATATATACCAAATTATTTTAACAAATTATGCCCGGCGCACCAAGCAGATTTTGTAAGAGTTAATGTTATTTGCGACTATGGTGGTATTTGGCTAGATAGCGACACTCTAGTAATAGATTCTCTAGATAGTTTATTTGACCTTGTTGAAAATAAAAATGGATTTTTCATAACAGAAAATAACACTATCTTATGGAATGGTATTTTTGGTAGTAAGCCGAATACGCCACTAATGATTGAATGGAAAAAAAATATGATAAATTTATTAAATAAAACACAAGGCGTTATTGGATGGACGGATATCGGGAATGAAATGCTTCAAAATATGAAAAATAAAGATTCAAGCTTGTATGATAATTATCACATATTTAATGGATTAGATAATTTATATCCTGTAAACTTTGATAAATGCGAAGAAGAATATGTTTGTAAACCTTACGATAATTATAAAAATATTATTCGCGAATATCAACCATTGACGGTATTAGTAAATTCCGTATATAAAAAATTACAAAATAAAACAGAACTCGAAATATTAAACTGTGATATGCCATTAAATTATTTTATAAACAAATCATTTGAAAATATGAATACAAGTAAAAATAAAGTTATATTTGAGAATATATATTCAAAAAAAATATGGAATAATGGTGACCCTAGTATACCTTTATCGGGTCCAGGTTCTTCATTAGAAAATTCCTCTAACTGTTCAAATTTATTAAATGAATTTATATACAAAAACAATTGTTTATCTATTTTAGATCTAGGGTGTGGCGATTTAACTTGGATTTCTAAAACAAATTTCTTTAATGACACGAATATTACATATACAGGCATTGATATAGTTGAAAATATAATTGAATCACATTCTATAAAACATCCAAACCATACATTTATATGTAAAGACTTGGTAAGTTTTAAAGATATAAATTTTTCGTCGATTATTGTAATACGTGATGTTATTTTTAATTTAAAAAATACGGAAATACTTACCATATTTGAGAATATTAAAAATAAATTTAATTTTATATTAATAACAAGTTGTAATAATCGTGTTAATACTGATGTTTTTGATAAATGGAATTTTTCTGAGAAAAATTTACACATAGCGCCATTTAATAAATCTTACAATTTCATTAGCAAAGTTAACGAAACAGTTTTTAACAGAAGCGTTTATATTTATTCGCACGATGTATTTTATAATTTATAAATTATGAAAAATATTATAAAATATTTATTATAAAATAGATATAAATGAATTTTATTATATAATAATAGGACATATGGCTAACGCAATGATTAATCAGAATTCAAATATGAATCTTAGACAATATACTATTGTAGATTATGAGGAGATAACAAATGCTGGATTCATATGTAATCTGTCACAAGAAACGTTAAATATTATATCTAAACTATCAGAACAGGTTGGGGCGCCTACATACATTAAGACGCCTATTTTTCTCAAAAAAGATGTAAAGGGGGCTGGATTGGGATTGGGAATGGGTCTAGGACTTGGTGTGAGTGGAGGTCCTGGTGGATACAAAAAGATGAAACCTAGGACAAATGAGATTACGGACGATGACTGGGAGGCTATTCGCACTTTTCAGACAACACAAAAGCATATTAGCGAAGGTATTGAGAAACATATGGATAATATTCGTGGGTTTTTGAATAAGATCACGGATAAAAATGAGGAAGCGGTGATTCAGGATATTAAAAATGAGATTTCACAGTTGATAACACACGAAACATCAGATGAAAATATGATGAAAATCGGTTATTCTATTTTTAATATTGCGAGTTCAAATAGTTTTTATTCGGAGTTGTATGCGCGATTGTTCAAGTCTTTAATGAAAGATTATGATATTTTTAAGAAGATTTTTGAGGATAATTTTAAGGAGTTTATGAGTCTATTTAATACGATCGAATTTGTCGATCCAAAGAAAAACTATGACAAGTTCTGTGATTATACAAAGACAAATGACAAACGACGCGCGATGAGTTTATTCGTTGTTAATCTTATGATTAATGAAGTGATTGAAAAAGAAGAGATTCTCGAGATTATAAAACAAATACAGAAATTAATAAGCACATATATTTGTAAACCAGAAAAAACAAATGAAGTTGAGGAGCTTACCGAAAATGTTTATATTATTATTACCAGATCCAATGAAGTCTTGTCAAAAGTAGCAAGCGTTGAAGAATCTTGGGCTACTATTATAAGTAATATTGAATTTATTAGTATGCTTAAACCTAAGATGAAAGAGTATCCTAGTATTACAAATAAAACCATATTTAAACATATGGATCTACTTGAAGAACTTAAGAATTAAAATTGTGATGTGAATATAACAATACGAAATTAATGATTAAAATATAAATATATAAACATATAAACATAATAATAATAATAAATATACCATACAAATTAAATATTATTATGTTTTTAAGTAAAGATGTAGATTTCGCTCTAGATAAGAAAGAAAAAAATAAAAATGATTGGGAAAGAATAAATAGTAAATGGAAAC